GCCTGTGGTCTGATTGACCGCCCCACTGTCTACGCCCGGGCAATGTCCCGGATTAAGAAATACCTTCACTGTAATCACTAATCCTTTCTAGTCCAACCACTTCATCATTATCGTCATATACCAGCAGCCACAACTCAGCCGCTTCGTTGAATCCGTCCTGATGCTCATAGCCCAGCAGGTCGCGGATGTGCTGCAGGAAATCCGGCATATATCTTCGTACTGTGCTGATCTGCTCAATTAGATTCATTGATATGCTCCCGCTCTGCCAGTGATCGGCCCATATAGCCCACTAGCCCGCTGGCGATACTCATTGCCAGCTCATTCATGCCACAGAAAATAGCCGCCGCCAGGCATCCGATAAGCCCGACCGCGACAATTGAATCCGTATTCAATTTGCTACTCATATTATATCACATCCTTAGTGTAAAACCTTACTCAATCCCCACGTGATTATATTGCAGATAATCGTGGCAATGGCTGTCATTTCTACGATGGTCCACATCATATCACGCTTCAGCTCTGTCACCCTGTGATGAGCCGATTTACTGGAATCCTCCACGACTGCAATGCGTGTGGCATGGTCAGTTATTTCCTCCCGGCATCGTGCGTGTTCGGATAACAACATGGTCACATTCGCATCAATCCTTGAAATTGCTTCGCTCTGCTGTTCTGGTGTCATTCAATACCTCCGATTATACTATTTGCTTGTGAAAGAATACGTGATGGTACGCTGTTCAGCCTAAAATTATTACACCATGATTTGAAATCCTCGCATAATAATTTTGCATTACTTCCGTCTGACGTATAGACACCGTCCGACGTTAAAATCAAGTAGCTTCCATCCGGCATGTTTTTCACATCAACTATTCTGGATTTACCTATATTTTTTTCAAGTCCGTATATAGATATATTACTGGTATATTCTGGCATCATAAATCCCATTTCTCCATATCCAGTATTAGGAATAGACGGGATATATCTCTTGTCATTCATGGCAAATTTATCGAAGTTTAATACATGATCTTCATTTTCGCCTATTGATATGGAAAAATCGTTAGATTTAACACTGTAAACAGTGTTTGATTTATGATAATATTTATCTGCATCATTAGCAAATTCTACTGAATATTTTTCATTTCCAGTATAACAGCTTTCATCATTATGTTTTCTCGGATCTCCGTCTGGGTATTTATGTTTTTCTACAGGTACTAAAAAATTTTCTATAAAATAATCAGATTGTTCATGTGTACTGATAATGTGCAATATTTCTGTTTTATCTTTTGTTTCCGAATTATACAAAATAGCTCTAAAATGAGAAATATCAGAGCTGGTTGTAATGCAACATTTTGTATTACTAAGCTCTTTAAACATATCAAGTTTAGCATTTTTCCATGTTTGAATTATGTAAAATTTTAGTGGGTCCTTATCATCAAATATAACCTCGCTTATATTAATATCTTTTTCTATATCTTCAACATTTTTTTCACCTCTATCAGCATCAGATTCTTCATAATAATCGTAATAACAAAATACACCAACGTAAGTTCCGTTATTTCGTAGATGTACAAACTGAGTTGTGTATAGTAATTCATTATTATATCTTCCGTTACTCATCGGCTTATCATCATGAATTATAGAATTATTTTTAAATACCAATACACCATTTGCTCCATTGCCATCATCGCCCTTACGCCTAAATGCTGTCAATAAATTGCCATCATCATCCACGCATGCATCAAGAAAGAAACTATTAATTTTATCGCTATAAATAACAAACGATTTGCCAGTATTTAAATTATATGCCGTATATTTTTCTCCGACTGATTTTATGAAATATACATCATTTTTACCAGCCACAAACACATTAGCGCTATAACCATTACATTTTATATCGGATACAAAAGAATTTATATCACCCTTGCCATTCATACCGCACAATGAACCTATGTTTGATTCGCTAAATATTTGATTCGGGGCACAGTTAGGATTGTAGAACGGATAAACATAACCACCTACCGGGATATCTGCCAATCCCTGATTCCTATGCCGCCCGTATATGCACCGTCCGTCTGTCATGACATAATCCCCCGGTTTTAAACTAATATTGCCGATATTATACAGACTGGCACCGCTCGTATCGACAGCATAGCGTCCTGATGCCTGGGCAATTTTCGTCTGATACATATACTCACGCTCCCACTACAATCATCGTCTGGCGGTCGTCTGACGGGATACACATCACATATGAACCGTCCTTGGTAGACACATCAACCACGGCGCGGAACGGATACGTTTTACCATCCACGCGCACCGTATTGCTACCGACCACCTTGCCCTGCACCGCATGATTCTGCAGTGGTGGCGGATTATTCAGCAGGTCAGCCAATCTCTGTGTGTAGTTCATTATTACACCTCGCTATATTCCTTATTGACCACAAAATCGCTCTTATCGGACACCGTACCGCCGCCATACCAGCGTACCAGCTGCAGCGACTGGGTGAGTGATTTCGTGTCACGCTTGACCGTGTTGCTCTGCAAGTAATACGTATTTCCACCCAATATGATTTTATCCGTAAAATCTATGACGTGCGTGTACTCCGGCACGCTGTCGACCACACGGCACTGTATCTCCACGTTCACCTGCTCTTTGATCGAGTGATATATCCAACAGATTTCAGACAAGATTTTCTCCATTGTGGCTCGGTCACTCACCGGCCATCCGATTTCAGTTTTACTGCCAGCGGCATCATCATCACCGCCATCATTCCACTGGGCGCCTAATGCAGACTGCACATCATTCATTGTTGATCCATTTATTTCACCATTACCGCCGCCCATACTAATACTACTGCCAACATATTCACCGTCACCAGTGTGCACTGTAGCAGACACATAGCCATTGCCTAAAGTATCGTATGTGGTCGTTTTGCTGCTACTGTTTCCGGAAGAACTGATATGTGTTTCGGTCTGTTCAGATAGAAAACTTCCGCCCGATGTGTTTGAATATTTATAGTCGATATTTACCTTGCTACCATCTGAGTTAGATATGATTTTACTGGAAACCTGTTTGTCTCCATTATATTCATATTTAATTGAATGGCCGTTGCCATTTGACGATGTTGCTAATCCCTCTGAATAGCTAACATCACCCACCTGACCATCGAAAAACTTAGGATCAACATAAGCTATAGTACCTGCTTGCAATCCCATCCCCTGGGGCGGTATGTTTATCCGATCAATTGACCGGACTATTTCACGCTGAATGGTCGGGCGGCTGTGCGGTATGCTGGTAATATCAACGGTATTCGGTTCGTTACCGCGCTGTAGGAAATACAATTTTTCGCCGCGCATGAATATGTTGATCTGGCGCCGTGGTAATCTCGTAGTCCATCCGAATATGCTTGATACCAGATTACTGTAAGTAACGTCTGTCAGATTGTAATTATTCTCTGGCTGAAAATCGTCAAATTTGCATACCGGCGTAAGCCCCAGCGCCGCCGCTATTTTCTCGGCGTGCATGGATGCATAGATTCCAGATAATGCGCTATCAGACGTTATTTTATACTTGTAGTATCGTGTCAGAATATCGTCAAAATCGTACATGGAATTACAGGTCTGAATCAGTTCCTGCTGACTGGTTGAATCGATAGTGAAACGATAAGGAAAATCCATAAATGTACCGTGCATCACATCGAACGGATGAAGCTCACCAGCAACATCAAAACTCATGTGGTCGGTCAATGTATTTTCCTGCAAGCTCAGCGTTACGCTCTGGATGCGCATATTGTCAAACGAATACGGGATGATACGTTTTGTATCATATTTTTCAGATATCGTTTTATATACGGACCGTTTCAAGTCAAATACGAATGATTTTTTTATGTATACCGACCGTTTTAAATTAAACGTAATGGCGTTATTTGACGGTATCGTGCGCTTTAAATCGAATTTTTCCGATACGGTACGCGACACATTGCGCGCAAGGTCAAACGGTTCAGTTATATGAATATTGTTTGATGAAACGATTCGCTTTAAATCAAACGATTCAGAAACGCTTTTTGACACGATTCGCGATAAATCGAATTTTTCAGAGACAGTCTGTTTATCAGTTACAGTACGTTTTAGGTCGAATTTTATTGATTCGGTATTTGATAAATTTCGCGATAAATCAAATGTAGTGGATACAATATTGCCATCAACGGCAAGTGTTTCCTGTGAACAATCATAGTCAGCAATAATGATATTTGAAAATACATCATTCTGCGATACCGTTGCAGAATTGGTGTCTTGTGTACGTAATACAATACTAGTTATTTTTGTTCCGTTATTAATTCCATCCTTTTTAATTACAATGGAATCGTTAACGTAAAATATTACCGATGTTGTTGTAACGTGCACAACTATTTTGTTTATTGTCTTGTTGTATACATCGCTAATATATCCACTTGATTTCGCGCCAGCATTATCATAATATAACGATATTTGGCTTATGCCAACATAATCCGAGCCAGTATTACCATCAAAATACATACCAATTATTAATGACGGCATGTATTTTGTATAGTGATAATAATCTAATCTAATCCACAAGTCAGTCACATCAGCGGTAAATCCCAAATCAGTTATCGGAACTGCAGAAGTATTATTGCCATATACTGCTGTTCCAGTATTACTATATTTTTTTTCAGCATCAGTAATGGCAGTGCCAACTATGGCACCACCAGAGACACCTGCATTTGTATATCTAGTTGACACTCACATCACCCCATCGTTATCCAGCTACGACCGTCGTATCCGCCTGTAGGTCTGCTGTCGTATCGTTCGCCGGGCTCTCATCTGTAGAACTCAATGCTTTCAGCCACACGATTGTATTGGTAGCCGCAATAGACGTGGAAATCGTCAACGTGCTGGCGAATGTAGCCGCCGCTGCGGCCGTCACATCCGCATAGCTGTTGTCAGCCGCAATCTGCCACTTGGCAGCACTCGTGCCTGTGAATGTAATCTTGGTGTCACCGCTAGTCTTGTAGCCAGTCTCACACCGCAGCGCACATTTCACGATGGCTGTCTCCGCTTTGGTGGCGTTCAGCGTGACACTTACCGGACTGGTCTCTGTGTCGCCTGTGCTGACTGCTGTGCCGTCCGTGCCGCCCGCCGTGGGATTGCCTGTATAAAGATTGATATATTTATTTGCCATAGGTCATACCCTCCATATCTCTAATTGACATTTGATATATTTCGCAAAGTGGCTCACCCGCGAATACGATTTAACCACCACACGCCCCGTAAACGTCTCACCGGCAGCATCCGTGATACTCACCAGCGTCCGACTCGACCAATAGCCACGTACGATTTCCCATGCCGCTGGCGCGAACTGCAGCGACCACGCAATACGATCACCATCTGGCACATATCCATAGTCCTGGACTACTGCGCCGCCTACCACTGACACCAGTGTTTGCCGGTCGTCGGGCGTGATTGTCTCATTGTCAGGGTCATTCATAGACCTGACGGTACCGATCTGTACACTCATTCAATCACCCCTCAATATTTGTACTGTCCCTGCTGGGTCGCATCAAGGATTTTTTTCGATACATGATCCGCCATCTGCGTGATAGCTTTATCGTTATTGACATATGGCCGGTCAATATTGACATTGACCGTAAGGCTGCCGCCCTGTCCCTGCCGTGGCGCATAATCGGGATCATCATATCTACGATCACGACCATTCTGCCGCGGCTCTGGTCTTATACTCCTCGGCATAACCTCCTCGTAGTTATCCGGAACAACTTTGCCTCTTGCCATCTGCATAGCCTCGCTGATAGCATTCATAGTTTCCTGACCGATATGCTTCGTATTCCATGGATCTATATTCGCGTTGAATATTGCTCGCTGCGGATCCATACCGCCGTATATTTTTGGATCTCTCGATATTTTACCGGCCATCGTAGATAATGACGGGCTATCATTAAGAGAATTATTATACCTGTGCGCGGCTTCGGCTTCTTTTTCAGTCCACAACCGACTACTGTCTACTATGTTTTTTGCAGCCGCTGACATATTGCCTGCACTTTTGCTCACGTTCGCATAGAACGCCTGAGATGAACTGTATACGCTGTCTCGAAGTACGCTGCCTGCACTAGATACACTGTCATGAAATGCGCTCCCAGTACTGGCAACCCTGCCACCAAAATCCTGCCCCGCATTGCCTAAGTCAATCCGATACCGCCCATAAGGATCTTCATAGGCCGTATTCGTCCCGTGCTGGACCTCAATCATGGCCCGCTTTACACCCTCATAAACGCTGTCCGATAAAATAGGTACAAGCTCATTCTGAGCAATCTTCATGGCCTCATTGAACTCAGATATTTCTCGTGGTGTGGTGAATGCCCCATCCGGGATTCCCTTGTCTTTGCGCATCTGGGCGGCCATTTCTTCCGCTGCCTGCTGGATACTGCCGCCGCCCATCCTTACAGACCGGAACAACTGCAAAAGTTTGTAGTTGCTGGTCATCATCTCCTGTGCAGATTTCTGTTGAATCTGCCTTTTTTCTTCTGCCGCCCACCGGGCAGCCTGAACTTCAGACAGTCCCTTATCAATCCAGGCTTTTTTCTCATTCTCGATACGGACCATCTGGTTTTGGTATTCAGACCGCCACACACTATTGATCTGCTCGGAAACCTGCCGATCCCAGTCAGCCGTAACTTTGCTCTTGCGGGCATTGGCCCACCGCTCAGCCGCGCCGCTGGATGCGCCCTGCTGGACGTACCGCTGCGCCTGCTCATCAATTCCGGCCAGCTCATTAGCCAGGTCCGTGCGAAATGCCTGGGCCATCGGCTGGGTCACATTCTCTGCATACTGCTGGTAGATTTTTGCTGACTTGGCTGCGCTGTATTCGGACAACGTGCCTTCATCAACGCCTTTTTTACGGGCTTCGTCTACCGTTTTCTGCATAGCGTGCAGACTGTTGTCCAGATCACTGTGGGTCAGATTGTAGATTTCCTCAGTCAGCGCCTTGGTGGCCTCACGGCGCTCTTTCAGCTTAGCTGCAGCAATATACTGTGCTGCAGCATTTTTTTTAGCCGCTTCAGCGTTATCTTTGTCAGCATCGGTATTTTTCTTCTGCTGCTCCTGGAATGCTTTCAGTGATTCCTTTTCCTGTTTCTGCAGCTCCACACGTTCCTTTGCCCCGGCCCACGTCTTGAATGGTGTGGTGGCCTTGCCCATTTCCGTAAATATGTCGCCAGAAATTTCCTGCCCTGCAAAAGCGCCAGCGGCTGCTCCCAGTGGACCACCAAGAACAAACCCACCTGCACCACCAGCCAATGCGCCAAGCCCCTTTGCCAGTGAACGACCAGTATCCCACTTCTTTTCTGGGCGGGCGGCTTTTAGAACATCCTCATCATTTCTTAGGGCCTTGGTCGTCTCCCATCCGTGTATCCACGAACCGATCTGAGTAACTGTTCCCAGTAAGCCGCCTGCAGCTTCAGTAACCCCCTTTAGCGCACTCCCCCACGATTCAATGCCTGCTCTTATATCATCTTTGTTGTCATGGATGTATTTGATCAGGTTCTCAAACCCATCCGATATTTCGGGCATAATATCCTTTGCAACCGGCATCATGGCCGCGCCGAATGCCGTTTCAAGCTGACCGGCCTCAATTTTTAGCTGAATCCACTCAAGATATAACTTGTGTGCTTCTTCTGGATTGATAAGGCCGGTCGTCTTAACATGGCTTGATGCCTCCATCAGATCGTTGTACTGCTCAAGCAGCGGCACCAACTGGGCGCCTCGTGCCCCCAGCACATCCGCCACATAAGCCTCTTCATTGCCGGATGCCGCAGCATTATGATACCCGTCTGCCAACTGCTTCAGCTGCTCATTCATCGGCAGCAGATTGCCGGTCGAATCGGTCAGAGAAACACCGAACTGCTCCATGGCCATTGTAAGATCATTACCGGACGATCCTGCCGATTCGACAGATTTATCAAGTCGTGTAATGACTGGTATTACCTGCTGATAATCCGTGCCGGCCATTTCCAGCGTCTTATTCAGACGTGCCGCCTCGGTCGCACTGGTGTGCAGGCGCTGAGACATTTTATATATTTTCTCACCGGCCATCATGGCTGAATCGGTAATCGTAAAAAGTCCCGCGCCTGTCGTAGCTATTGCCATCATAGCCATCATCTTGCCGCTGAGCACACCATAGCTGCCAGACAATTTATCAAGTCCGGCACGCGCCGACTGTGCACCATCACGGATACGTCCCAGCCCTGTACTGCCAGCACCTATCTTCGCTTCTTCTGCGGCAAGCCCACGCAGGGACGCTTTGAGCTTCTCCACGGCGGCCTGCTGGCCCAGCAGGGATGTTTCCGCCTTGCGCGTAACGCCGCTGTCGTTGCCATACTGGGCCTGTGCGGACTTATACGCCGCCGCCAGGATGTTCATCTTCTGCGTCTGCAGCTGCAGTTCACGGGTCAGGGCCTGTTCTTTTACGCGGATTTTATCGACATCCGTGCCGACTCCTTCCAGCTTACTCGTATCAATGCTAGTTTTGATTTTGAGCTGCTTTATCTCACTGTTCAGCCGCGCCATAGTCTGGCTGACCGTCTTACCAGCCGTGTCAAAATCCAGCTGAAGCTGATCCACGTCAAGGCCGATACTCAGATACAGTGAATCTATTTTCTGCCCGTTTTTTGCCATCGTCTCACCTCCTGTTACGGTAATACGTCCTCAATGTATGCCTGTTCCGGCACAACATCGGACGTTTTCACCATCACGGCTGCCTGATCCAGAAGTACATCAAGCGGGGTTTCGTCAATCTCTCGAATGGTCCACCCGTACGCTTGCTGTAAATTCTGGTAGTAGTCTAATATCTGTTCATACGGGGTCAGTTCTGTTCGTCGTCCTGCCCCGCCTCCGCGTTTTTTGACGGGATTTTCTTCATCTTCTCATACGTCAGGTCGATTACCCAGCGCACGGCTGTCAGATACGACGGGATAACGTCGGCAATATCGATATTGTCGCGGACCTCATCGGCATCAATGCCGTAGATGAGTGCCAGAATTTCGATATGGCCGTCAATCATATCGACCAATTT